GAAATACATTCTACCTACGTCCCAATGTAGCTGTTGTCCATCAAGTATAAAATTAAACTGTGGAGGATTAACATTACGCAAAGGCATTATTAATCTAAACGTATCAATTTGTTCTCCTGAATAATCCCAGTCCCTGTGTGGTGGAAAAAATCCTCCTGGACCAAACTTTAAAAAATGTGTTCTATAATAATAGCCTTCCCATGGTTCTAATATTTCTTTAATTTGATCATTGAACACTGGAGTAGGAACATTGAAGTCTTTTTCACCCCATGTTGTACCATGCTCCTTGTTATATTCGTACAAGCTATCTAAATCAATACCATTAAAAGTTCCGTCTGAACTTGTAACACTTAATCCCCAACGATTAACATCTTTACGTGGATTGTATTTTTGCCATTCAAAGGTATCGATCCAACTTATTAGCTTTTCAGCATCAGTTGTAACTTCTAATTCTACTTGATTGCCATACTGGCTTAAATCCCTATAATCCATTACTATTACTTATCGTCCTTTCTTTTGGTATTTTACTATCTGCACTACTAACACAGGTTGGAGTTATGCACGGCATTGGTGCTTTAAACAGCTCAAATCCGTCGTCTAACGTGCCTAAAGGCTCATCATGGCAACTATATGCACGTTTTACTTCTCCACCTGGTTCTCGTATAATACAGCTTTGATAACCAGCCCAACAGTTCCAATCTTTGAACTTGTTAAAGCCAAAAGCATTTAATCTTTCTGCTTGGTCAATCCAATATTCTACTCCATTAGCATCTTGTAACCGCATTTGTTTTTCATCTTGTTGTGAGTCCTGCTGTAGTATATTTTTTTGCTCTTCGGTGTAGCCCGAGACGACAAAACTAGCAGTAGGATCAGACTGAGGCTTAAGAGTAACATGAAGACCCCTGCCAATAAACCTATTACATCTATCATAATATTCCTCCCAATGTTCAGGTACCATTACCTGATTAATAGTGACACCAACATCATTATCCTGTAAGAATAATAATTTGTCACCGAATTCTTTTTCATTTGAAAACTCTGCATGATAACTTGCAGTAATTGTTCTTCTGTCCATAATGTGCGTTGCGTCGAGCCAGCGTTGCCACCAGCGTTTCGCAGGACTGCAATTACTTGTCAAGTGTATGCTTAAATATTTGCTTTCATAATCTTCATAATGTTTTACTAAATCTAAAAACTTTTTATATGCTGTAGGTTCACCACCACTAAAACTAAAATGAAATTTGTTAAAGCCATTTGCTCTAGCTTGACGTTTAATTTCATCTATTGTTCTAGTGTATACCTCAAATGGTCTGTGGTCAACTTTACTGCTTCTAGCATATGGCCAACAATAGCTACAATTATAATTACAAAAACGTCCAAGGATCCAGCTTACGTTAAAGACGCCTTTGTCTAACATATTCTTATGTCCTAGTTTTGTAATATCTTTAAATGGTATCATTACTTTCTTCTAAATGGAACCTTTCTTGTAGCCAATCAAAGTCGTTTATTAACCGAAGGTCAGACCCCCGAGAAAGGCCAAACTGCATACCAGCATTAGCACCTCGAATCGCAAAGTCACAAAAGTCTCCATGTGCTTCAGTAGTCCATATTTTAAGTCTTTCATTTGTTTCTCCTTCTTCTTGTCTATCAATTACTTTGCTACTTAATTTTGCACATTCTCTAAAAGCACTTTTCCAAGTGCTAAATTCATCTGTGTTAAATTTAGTAACATTACTCACGATTGGCATAGCCTTAAACCTATCACTTATACTGGTAGTCATATCAGTACTGCTAACGTCTACGTTCATAGTGAGTCGTCGTGGTAGGAGTTTAACACCACCATAACCATAGACTAAATTGTTGATAGGATTTCGGCTACGCCAAACATGGACACAATCTAAATCATAATCACTTACTTTATGATCTAAATTGAATTCTGGTAATAAGTCAGCATCTCCATCAATAACCCAAAACATTTTTGTATAACATTTTTTCGCGGCTTTGATGTGTGCTTGGTGTATTCCTTTTACACCATGAACTCTTTTAGTATTAGGATAACGTTCTAGTAAACGTTTATATCTTTCATCTGCATCAGGTTCATTATAACTTATAAAAACTGCATCATACATAAGGTTCTAGCTCGTGTGCCAGTTGCTCCTGTAAAGTTCTATCTGGGTGACAGTTATCAGGAAACAACGGACTTTCATTCATAATTTTAATTACTGCTTCGTAATCATCAACTATTCTCTTAAATTCATTGTCAGGGCCTTCTGGTATATCTGGAATACCTAGCTCTGGTTTTTGTCTTTGGAACAAACGTAAACTTTCCGATGCACTTTCAGTAAGATCGGGTCTACGTCTTCTAATATTATCTACAGTCTGCCAACTACTAAACATTGGTACAGGCCTTTTAATAATATTGGCCATCCAATCTTTGTGAATATGTTTTACAAATGTGTGATGTTCTTGTAATTCTACTTTTGTCCAGCCTTCTACTATTACCCAAGGTATATTAGTTTCTTCATATATTTTTTGAGCACCGTCTAGTGCGTGTTGTAGTAATCCGTCATTTATTTCCTTAATTGTTTTTGCGTTTTGCACAAGATTATTTGTTCCATGATAGTACTTGTCTAAATCATATAGTCCTGCTTCGTCTGATAATTGTTTTAAATCTCTGCAAGGTTCTGTTATCATCCAGACAATACAATCAGGATTGTAAAATGTAGGACTTGTAAAACAAGGTGCTAGTCCTAGTGCTTCTTCTATTTTGTATAATGCTTGAAAGTTACCACAGCCTCCAAACGCATAGTTTACTGTTGCGTGTCCTTTTTGATCTAAGTAATAACCAAAGCCTGGCCAAACAACTTGAAAGGGTTTAGGATGTTCTGTTTCTAAATACTTGTCTTTGTTCCAAGGACGAAACACTTCTGGGTGATTAGGATTAGCACAGGCAGGACCTGGAACAATAGTTCCCCATTCTCCTAGTGCGTTGCTATCTCCTGCTATTAGTATTTTACTCACAAATTATACCTTTGTCTTTTCTTGTGTTTCCGTAATAAACAACGTTAGATCCTTTATAACTTCTCCACGGATCAAACACAGGCACACCGTTAGGTACTTTATCTCCTTCATGAACTAATACGTAAATGTGTGGATTTTCTTTTACAATATATCCACCATGTTCTTTTACATAATGTTGAACTAATAAACTATAACTGCCGTCTACGTATTCAACACCTGGTTTGTAACTATCACTGCTGAACTGAATCTTATTGCCGTATTTTAATATTTCAATCGCCATGTTTTCTGCTTGTTTTTCTCTTGCATTCATTACAGCATCAAATATATCATAACCCAAGCCAAGTTCCTTTGCCATGTAACGTAACGCAATATTATCACGTGGGTGACAAGCACCGCCATCGCCCATACCTGCTTTCATATATGCTTTGCTAATGATACGCATAGTTGACTTTGAAAGAGCTCTAGTAACTACATCAACATTTATATTGCCTTGCTTTTGTGCAACGTCCTGCATCATGTTGACAAGACCAATCTTTGTACTAATAAATGTATTGTAGAATACCTTAATACATTCGCACTCGTCCCAGGTGCCTATTTCGTAACGTGGATTATTTTCCATTACACTTTGATAAAATTTTACAAGCTCTCTTGCATCTGTTGTAGCACTACCATCTTCCGTGCCAATCATAACCATCTCTGGATTGATCATATCCCATGCAACTGTACCCATAGCAATAAGATATGGGTTATAAACAAAACGTGTGTTTGTTACTAATGGTACAAATTCTCTGCGTGTTGTACCAGGTAAAACTGTGCTAATAAGAACAAGCAACTGATCTTTTGTCATATACTTGTTTGCTTCTGTCAAACATTCTTTTACAATTTTGTAGGAAAAATCTTTAGGTTCTAGATGTGCCGTAGGAGCCCTGCCATCATAAGCTGGGTCGTGTGGTGTTGGAACAGCAACAAACACAATGTCTTGACCTGCTACTGCTTCTGCTATAGTATCTTTTACTTGTATGTGATCGCTAGTTACGTCTACTATGTCGTAACCGCTTACTGTATGTCCTTTTTGTGCTACTGCTTCTGCACAAGGTAAACCGAGTTTACCCAATCCGATAAAACTAATCTTCACACTAATCTCCTACCATTAAATGCGTATATAAATATAGTAATATTTATGGAAAATTATTAAGATGAAACGTATACGTGGCTTTCTAAAGTTCAACTCTTTTGTACAAGATCCGGAGTTTACCCAAACTACTGTAGAATTGGAAAGAGCATTTAGAACATATAACATAGAACATAGCGATATTACACTTATCACAGTTTTAATTGGCTATCCAAAATGGTATCCTGATAGTGATTTTTGGAACTATGTTAAACGTAAAGTACAGAATCAAATGCGTGAAGATAAGAAATGTTTCTTTATTTTTGACGCTAGTACTGAAGGCTTCAGTACAATTTATGGCGAACCATATTTTGATATCTTATACAAGATGTCAAAAGACTACAACATTGATCCACGCAGGATATTTTTTACAAGCAGTAACATGAAAGACCATGATAACATAATGCGTTATAACATGGATAATAATATAAAAACAAGTATTAATATTTTTACATATCTAAACTTTGAACAAATGATATTTGGTACTGCTGGTCAAACTGAAGTTGATCTTAATCAAAACGAAGACTTTGATACTGTTGTAGAAAGAAGAATACAAACGGCAGTAAGAAGAACAAAAAACAAATATCATCACCCGCAATTTAACAAGGTAGGATTAAGTTTAAGTAGAGTCAACAGACCACACAGAACTTTTAGTGCTATGGAAATATTCAACAGCGAACATTTTAAAGATATGTATGTTAGTCATGGTAGCTTAAAAGGTATGAACTTAGATTATTATCTTACGGAAATGCCTTTTCCAAACAGTGGTATTACTTATTCAGATTTAAAAACGTTTAAAAAACACTTGCCTTTGATTGTAGACACAGAAGATTTTAAAACTAATCATGCAACTGCACTACACAGCGATCTAAATGATCAAACTTTATTTCAAATAGTAAATGAAACTTTTGTAAATGATTGGCACGGTACTAGTTTGTTCTGGAGTGAAAAAACTTTTAGAAGTGTATATCATATGCAACCTTTTGTTATATGGGGACAGCCAGGTATAAACAAACGCATGGTAGATTACGGATACAAATTATATGACGATTGGTTTGATTTAAGTTTTGATGATATTAACGATCCTGCTAAACGTTGGAAAGCATTATGGAAAGAAGTTTGTAAACAAATAAAACACATTAGATCTTTGGATACTGTTAAACAGCAAATACGTTGGAAATTTAAAAATGAAACTGTATTAAGACATAACTTTAGAACACTTTTAGAAGGTAAGTATACAAGAGAAACATTTAAAAATGTAGCATTAAAGATGAGAGAATTAGCAGATGAGTAAGAAAGTATTATATCATAATCAACCTAAAAGATTGTTTACGTTTGGTTGTAGCTTCACTCACTATATGTGGGGTACTTGGGCTAATGCACTAGGACAAGAGCTAGATTGTGAGTTCGTAAACTTTGGCAGAAGTGGTGCTGGTAATCATTTTATATTCAATATGCTTATGCAGGCTGATGCTGTATACGACTTTACGCACGAAGATTTAATTATTGTACAATGGACTAACGTTTGTAGAGAAGATAGATATGTTCCGCAAGATCCAAATGGACCTTGGATGACTCCAGGTAACATTTACTCACAAAAACAATATAGAGAAGAATTTGTAAGAGATTACTTTAGTGAGTATGGTGCATACGTAAGAGATTTAGCATTTATAAAAGCAGGACACGAGATGTTAAAACATAAAACACAATATCACTTTTTACAGATGTGCGATATATTAGATCAAACAGATCAGTGGACAGGTGCAAAACGTGATAAGAATCATAGACTAGATGATATGATGAAGTATTACGGACCTAGTTTAAACGAATTACTACCTAGCTTTTATCAAACATTATTCAACAATAACATTGAAACAAAATTTAAAAGAGATAAGAAGTTAATAACAAAAAATTTCCAAGACGGACATCCTAGTCCTATGGAACACTATCTATTTCTAAAAGATACATTCAAACACGAATGGAAAGATAGCACAGATAGGGCAGTTGAAGAAGCACAAAACAAATGGATTAAATTATTAAAAGATGCTAGTGAGCTTTCAAAAGACTTTCATTTGTTTAAAATGAAACAACGTTGGTTGGATATGTTTTATTATGAAACTAATATTAAACCTGACGATAAGCCAGATCCTATAATACACTTTTAAGTTCAGGAAAAGTTTCCACAAAATTTTGATTTCTAATTATATCGTAGTGTTGCGTTTTTGCCTTGAACTGCATTAATGCACTTTCATCAAACTTACTGTTTTTAATGTAACGTACAACACCTTCTAGTTGCCACTTGTATTTGCCTGGATTATTGGACATATATTTTTGTATCTTATCTAACGCAATAGTTTTATATTCTTGTGGTAATGCGTTTACACTATAATAATGTGGATCAACTATATTGTACATACTTGCATTGTTAGGATCTACATCTTGTATTTCATCTAAAAAGTCTGTAAGTGTGCATAAATTAAAAATACTTACTACTGTATTGAAACTAATTTTTACGTGTGGTGCTTGTTCACGTATTACTTTCAAGTTAGTTGTAATTGTATTCCAATCAGTTCCTGCCCTAATGTATTCTGCTCTTGGACCGTAGCTATCTAAACTAGCACTTACTTGCACATCTTCAAACTTGTTCCATAAGTCTATAATACTTTTGTTTTTATATTTTAACTTACTAACGTTTGAATTGTATTCTAATCTTACTTTTGTGTTGCCTGTTTCAACCAAGTGTTCTAGTATGTCATAATGTTTGTCAGTCATTAAAGGTTCGCCACCTGCAAAGTAAAATACTTTTATGTTTTTGAAGTGTGGCTTAAACTGTTCATACAAACTATCGTTGCTGTCCCCTCCTGCAAAAATATATACAGGTTTATTTGCACCTTGTTTATTATCTTCTACAGCCCAATTACTGCTGTATGTTGAACTACAAGTTCTACATTTAAAATTACAAATATTACTCCAACGTACATCAAAGTAACGTAAATTCATTTCATCTAAACTGCCGTCTTCGTTGGTTGCTTTAATTAAAGGCAGTTCTTCCTTAAAACGTTTATTGTTACTAATACGTGAACTAGTATTACCTGCTTCTTCATGTTTCCAGCATTGATTACATATACTAGGCTTTTCACCTTTTAATAATTGCTTTCTTAATGTTTTGTATTCATGACTGTTCCATATATCTTCTATGCTACGGTTATGTGTGTTTCCTAAAGGCTGTTTGTAATCTCCTATACAACAAGGCAAAACGTTTCCGTCTGCATTGACGTACATATGAATCCAAGGTAATATACAAATTGTTTTGCTCATTATTTTGCCATTAAGTTATATACATTAAAGCCCCAAGCCTTATGTGCCGCCGCTTCTGGGTGTGGACTATGGTCCTGACACTCTTGTAAAAAATTATTTGATGCTTCAATCTTATCTAATTGCTTATTGAAATATTTATTTTCTTGTATTACAGGATAATCATTTGTAAAATTCTTTAGCCAAGCTGTAACATAAAAATCAGGACTTTGTATTTTGTAGCCATTTATTCTAGCACTAAACTCTATCCATGTTTCGTTAATGATAGTAAATCCCCAATAGTTTTCATTCTGTTGTGTACAAAAGTTTTTCCAAGCAGTAGTTTTTACGTTATCAAACTTTGCAATGGTATCGTTTAATTGTGTGTAAAAAATGTGTTCGTTTTGGACACACCAATCTTTCACAGTAAGATTCTTTACATAGTCTTTATCATATAATTTAGACAGTCCGTGTTTGCCTAGTTCATTTACAACAATATCTTCTCTACTTGGTTCTGTCATTTGCACTAACAAATATATCTTATCATACAACGGACTTAAATGTTCAAGTATTCTTTGTACGTTACCAAAAATATAAAAGTTATTATTACCAGGAATTGCATATTGATAATAGTCAGTATCTAATAATGTAGCAACCTGTGTACCCCAACAATGTCTTATCTGTACATCTAGATCCCAAAGTTTTAATGCTGATTGTACACGTTTCTCAAGACTTTCACCATATGTCCAGCTTTCACCTAATACCACTGTGCATTCTTTTCTGCCACGTTTTACCCAGAACTCTGTATTCTTAACGTATTGATTTATGTGTGGTGGCTTTTTATTATCGTCAGTAACTAGAACCTTTACTAGATCCTTAAACAATCTATCTTTTTGATATTCGTGTGGCTTATAATTATAGTACTTTGCAGTCATTATAAAATTCTTCCATTTCGGGAAAAGTTTTTACTAGACTGCAATCTCTACGTTTATCAAACTCTGTAAACCAACGAGCAAAATCTCTACGACCTTGTTCTAATTTTGCAGGCTCTATATTTGTTGTACGCATATAATCAACTACACGTCTAAACTTTTCTACTTCTAAACTACTAAACTTGGTTCTGTCAGCATCATCTTGATAGTCGTGCATATATTGTAAGTGCTTTTCCATATAAGGCATAAACTTTTCTTTAGGCAATATGTTCATATCATATATAATTGGCTCTTTCAAATGCGGAGTATCAAATCTAATACGTTGCCATTGTGTTGCATTATCATTGCTATTATATTTGTGTCGCCATTCTAGTATTTTTTCTAATAATAAATTAAAACTAGTTACACCAAATATATTAAATGTAATCATAAACGTTACAGGCCAACCTGTGTTACTTAGATAGTGATCCAAGTTTTGTTCCCATAACTTTATATCTAATCCTGTACGTGCATATTCGGCTCTAGGTCCCCAAGTGTCAATGCTTGTATAAAGTTTAAAACTTTTAATACAATTTTTTTCTTTTAATCTTAATACTGTTTCTGTTAGCTTTTCAACTAGCTTGGGCTTAACACCCATGTTGCTGTTTACTTCTATTTGTATGTGTGGCTTTGGATCTGCTTCTAGTTTGTCAAATAGTTCCCATAGGCTTTTGTGCATTAAGGGTTCGCCACCTGTTATACGCAAAATGTTTAGTGTCTTACTTACTTCGGGCCACCATTCCCAAAATGCGTCTACGTATGGATTCTCTTCTTCCTTTTTATAAATCTTAAACCAATCAATGTCCTGCCTATGTGAAGTAGACATACTGTATGGTCCGTGTTGTTTTATCTCATTATAGTATCTGCTAGATGCTTTAGGGTGACAGTAACCGCACTTAAAATTACATTCATTACTAAAACTTATTTCAATGTACTCTGGATTTACATTAAAATCCGCCCCTTTTTGTTTTATTTCCGCTAATCTTTCTTCATTGTAAATGCTTGTTGTTTTGATATGCCTATCACTTACATAGTCTTTACCCATGGCTTCAATCTTCCAACAATAGCTACAACCATCTGGTTTTTCACCGCATAACATTTTCTTACGTTGGTCTTTCTTTTCTTTGGTGTTATGTAATGCACTTGGATTATCTTTTAGTTCGTCCAAAGGTATAGGGTGCGGAGCAGGGTGATAACAACTATGCGTTTCACCTGTTGCAAGATATATTGTTGTATGATGCCATTTAGCCAAGCAGAAAGTAGGAGATGTTTGCTCCTCGATAGTGGGCATTAATTTTTTAATTTTTTCTAGTTCGCTCATTACCTGCCTAAGACTCTATCACTGTTTACATAAACAGTTTTAAAGAATTTACTTTGTTCCTCATCTAATGCAACCTTGCTTATCGGCAGTCCTTGCTCTTGTAATACTTCACCATACTCTGCAATCATTTGATCTACAGGATAGTCTTTGATCTCGTTCCAATATTCATTAAGCCATTTAAAATCTCTTGTTACAGAATGATCCCAATCAGTTGCTAGTATCTTTTGGCAACCATCTCTAGCACCCATGATAGCATATAGTCCGTTGTCTACATCTGCACCAACGTTCATCCATATAAGCAGTCTATGATAATTTTGCCACCAAGTGTTGTTTGCAAGGTCTTGTACCTTTGCTCCTCTATTCAATGACATCTTAACACCTTCTCTGAATCCTGCTCTCCAAGCCTGATGTGGTGTTGAACTAATAATACTGGTTGAAAAGTTTTCATTTAGTTGGTAGTAGTTGTCAAAGTAACAAAATTCTATCTGTGTATCGTCCGACCCATCTGTGTTTTCGTGTGTTTTCATATTAGCAACAAAATCTTTTGTCCACATCTTTAAACTTCCGTTGCCGTATTTCAAACCATTGATGTCAATGTTACCGCACCAACTAAACTGATAGTCGTCATCTACACCTAATTCATCTAGATCTAATACTACGTTTAAAAAGTTTGGATCAATAATAGTATCACCATCTACTGTAACAAAGTGTTTTGTGTCTGATAATTCTGCACAGGCTTTGTGTGCCGCATCAGAACCGTGTACTCCGTGTACACGTTTTGCCCATGGACACTTAGATACTAAATCAACATAGTTCTTTTCACAGTTAGGTTCATCATAACTTAAAAATATAATGTCTTGCTCTGCAATATTAATTTTCATTCTTTAACCTTAATTCTACTCTACGTAGATCACTATCTGGATTACATACAGGAATACGACCATAGTATCTATAATAGTTAATTAGCATTTGCATTTCAGTTTCTTTTACAAGACTGTTGTGCATTGGCAAGTATGCTTCATACACGTTATCAATATATTCCTTACCTATCTTTTCCTTAAATGCAGTACCACAACCATATGGTGATAACCTATCGTTACGTACTGTGCCTTTAAAATCTGTGCGTCTACCTAGCATACAGTTTCTAGTTGTTGCTCTGCTTTCGCCTATGTATATTACACCTGGTTGTAAAATGTCTGCTACAGCAGGTGGCTTACCTTTGAACATTCCATACATATAACAGCCGGCATCTTTCTTATCAAATCCCCAACTAGGATCATACTTTTCATCAATGTGATGCCATTCTGTAAATTTATCCAACCCAGGTGCTTGTAGTGAATAACTTTGTGTAGTAAGATAATCCTTACCACCATGCTCTAATACTTTTTTAATTGTATAAGCAAAGTCTTCTAAGTTATCTATCTTGTCAAAGATCTTTACAAGTTGTTCTTGTTTAAGACCGTGACCACCTGAACCTTTTACAATGTTCTCTGCTAAAATTTTTGACTTCATTCTATAACCTCATATTTGTAACTGTCAAACTTCTTTATAGTATACACTGAAATCGGTTCGTTGTCAAACTCAAAAGCATCACTAAACGGTAAAACGATATATTTTCCACCAATTAGTTTGTCAAACGTAAATTGTAGTGTTTTATAAAGAATATTTGGATCGTCCTTTTTGGTTATACTAAACGATAAATGTCCATTTGTCAAGCTAATCTTTTGTGCTAGAATATTCATTTCTAGATCTCCGCCTATTGTAATTTTCCAACAGGTATCTTTTACATTTTTTGTTACTGTTATGTCTGTGTTATCACCTGTTGTTGGCAGTTCATAAATTAAGTCATCAACATAATAACTGTCTATGTCATGATTGCTACGTTGTCTTAGTTCATACGTGTTAGATCTTTTTATGTAATGTACATAATAGAAGTGCATACTTTCACTACCTTCTAGTATGCCTTTTATTTCACTATCTGAAACAGGAATAAAACTACCTTCAGTAGGTTTTTTATTAGGCAAGGATAACAGCTCACCTGTTGTAGGATCAAATACTGCAAAACGTTCGTTGTCTACTGTAATACCTAGCTTCATAATTTTCCTAACTTCTTAACCCTTCGTGCGTGTCTACCACCTTCAAAGTATGTTGTAAAAAATGCTTTTACAATTTTCTTTGCTTGGCTTGTTGTTGTAAAGTCTGCACCTAAACATAATACGTTTGCGTTGTTGTGTCTACGAGCCATCTCTGCTTCTTTAGGTGTTCTACAAACTACTGCTCTCATATTTTTAAATCTATTGGCCGCAATACTAACTCCATAGCCTGATCCACAAACTAGTATACCATAATTATCTTTATCAAAATGATATCCCATTTCTTTTACTACGTCTGGATAATCAACTGATGTACCTGCTTCGTATGGTTTTAAATTCTGTATTACTGCTATGTCAAATAATGTTACACCATTTATATCATCTGGTGAAACATAATCTAGTAATTTGTCTTTTAGTTCTAATCCTCTGTGATCAGAACCTACTATAAGGTCAATTGGTTTCATATTCCTAAATACTTTTCATACTTGTTAATTTTTTCATCAGTTAAGAACTCTTTTTCTGTATAATGAAAGATACCTGACTGCAAATGATTACCTATCTTTAGTGTTAAGTCTTCTGTAAGATAAGAACCTACTCTGCTACGCCATGTTGCACTTCCATTTCTCCAACCTTGTATGTGTGGCTTCATATGTGTAAACGTAGGAAACTTAACACGACTATTTGTAATCCTATCTTCACAATCTAATATTTTTGTAACGATAGCTGTGCTTGTATCAACACTTAAAAACTTTTGATACTGCTCCTTTGCATACTTGCCGTAAAACATTTGCCAGTTATTCATTACTATTTCTAATAATGTGTAAAACTCTTTTGCAAAATCACACTTCTTAAAATAATGAAAGCCTGCATATACGTTTGGCAAGTTATTTGCCTTATACGTTTTTCTATAATAGTTGTCTACTACCTTTTCACCTCTGTATGTGTATACATTTGAGGTATAAAACACTTCATAGTTTTCTAAAAACTTCCACCACGTGTCTATATTTTGTAATACTAACATATCTGTATCCAACACAATAGTTTCATCATAAGGACTTGCATGGTATAACTTCCAACGGTTGTCTACCTTCCAATCATTATCCTTTGCATCGTCGGACCAAGGTATGGGTTTAATAACATCAAACAATTTTTCATACCTAGATGGCACTTTATCGTTGGTTATTAAACAAATCTTTGCTTCATTAGTAGCTTTAATACTCATAGCTAACGTACACGCCTGTTGTACGTAATCGTATTCGCTGTTTTGTGCTATTAATACAAATCCTTTACTAGGCACTTTTGCTCCCAACTGGTTTACACACGTATTCTATTGTGTCCCACTTACCATCTGGTGGTATTTCTTTATATAATTCAAGCATTAGGTTACACTCTTGTTTATTTTCAAACCACTGTATGTCTTGTACCAAGCAATTACCTTTTAAACAAACTGTAAGTAATATATGCCAAACAAATTCCATTAAACTATTCCTCTATCTATAATTCTGTTAAGGCTAAACTTGTTCATTACATGAATGTTACTGCCTTTGATTCGTAATGGTGTGTATTCTCCTAAATGATTTTCTTTTTCAAGCAGGAACAAGAAATTATCCTGTTCTAGTTCCCATAAGATATCTCTATCTGCTGTGTAATATTTTGTACCTGGCAACTTATGTGCAAAGTCACCTTCTGTGTAACCATTCATTATATGTATTGCTACACTAAACACATGGTCGTTACGGAAAGTACCTCTGTTTACTTGGAATATGCTATTATAGTGGTCCCAGTTTTCTTGTATGTGCTTTGTTAGGTCAAAGAATATCTTGTTTACTTCTGACTTTCTAAAGAATATTACTGTAGCCCAATAAAAGTCTATGCTTGTATCACTAATCTTTTCAAACTCAGCAGTATCTCTCCAAGCAGTTAAGTCCTTTGCGTTCTTAAAAATTAAAAAATCATGATCTTGTTCAAAGCAATTTTTAAATAAACTGTTTGCAATGATATAATCACTATCTAATAATATTGTTTCGTCATATGGTGTTAGTTCATATGACTGTGTACGCAGGTCATTCTTAAATTGTAAGTGTTTTGCTACACCCGATCCATCAAAATATCTTTTAGTAGTCGAATTGTTTGTGAAAGGGACTTCAATAACTTTATCAAAAACTGTTTCATAGTCTTTATATGTTTCCTTAAGGTAATCTACACTATCCGTAACTATACTAGTAGGAATATCTAAATATTTTCTTATTCTTTTAGCTGAATAATGAGCTTGTTTTATGTAATCAATCTGTGCGTTATTACGAGCAAAGATTAATGCACCTTTAGTTTTCTGTGTCATAGTCTACTAATCCCGAAACCTTGCGTTTAGCTCTTAACTTTTGATATTCTGTTTCGTATTCGTTAGTAGATGTAAAGTAAACGTCGCTTATGTTTTCGTAGAATTCATGAAGTTGTTCTATTCTAATTGGAGTGTCATTATCGTCTACGATAACAACGTTTGAGTCATCGTTATCACACAGAATTTTTACAAAAGTCAATAGTTCTTGTGTTACAGAAAACTGCCCACCATTAAAATAGTAGATTCTGCTTTCAAGAAACTTCTCTTTCAACACTCTTTTTTGGTTATTAAGAGTAACCATGTAGTTAGAAAAGTCTAAGGCTTTTTTTAATCTTTCATCCATAATAGTAATCCGTAGTTGTACTACTATTTAGACAAATTTTTAGTGGACTATGTTAAGTTTGAACCAGCGTCTGTGCTGTGTGTTGGTGTAGGAACCTCAACATACGAGCCTGTAGCACGTAATTGAGTAACTGTACTATTCAAAGTACCTAATACATCTTCATCGTAGTTTGGATTACCAGTGTTTGCGTCATTCCATTCAGCTTGGAATTGAACCTGTGTAGTTCCAACTAGTTTAGCTTTTAGTGTATAGTTGTTGGCCGCATATAAACCAGTACCGTTTTTAGTAAAAAGTGTTTGAAAAGCTGTTGTAAGATCATGAAAACCTATAGTCGAACCCGTTCCTGAACCAGTTGCACCTGTTGAAGTGTAACCCATTTTAACAGTTCCCATGTTTACAAGCATACCCATCCAGTCAATAGTTTTTGCACTAGAGCCTAAGTATGTAATATTACTTGCAAAACGGATTTCTCCACCTGCATTGAAAAACTGTCTTCTATGATCTGCTGTTGAAAACGTAACATTTAACAAATGAATAAGTGTTCCGTTCCAACTTGTAGTATAACTAGCTGAAGTTGTTGCTTCTGCTGTTGCTTGAGAACTGTGTATTTGAAACTTTTCGTTCTCTAAGGTAGTTGTTAAGTTTTCAAACTGTGCAACACCCTTCTTATTAATTGTGTCGCTGTCTAAAATAGTATCTGTTGAACTGATAATTGCTATTTCACTTGGTGCTGTACCTGTTTGGTGTACTCTACCATTAGCAATATCTGTATAAAGTGTTGACATATCAATAGCGGTAATCGTAGCACTCGCGGCAACCTGGCTTGAATTAAGTGATTGACCATAACCGTCATCACCTGATCCTGTTCCTAATATGGTTGCTACTCTAGATTGCAAGTTATTATATCTTGCCGCTGTAATAATATCGCCGATTGCCATTTAATTATACCTTTAAAAATACTTCTACTAATTTCTCGCCGTCTTCATCATTGTTTTCTAATGCAATACCAATCATTGTTCCGTGTCTATTGTCTTGATTACCCATTCCGTCCATTGCTGTGTAGATTGGTTCACCTTTAACAATCAAGCCTGTAACTCTAACTGGTACTCTACCTTTAAGTGCTACCGCTTGTCCATCAGCTTCTGCGTTCATTAAGTAAGCTGGTTTATCAGATATAACGCCACATGGTATTTCATTCTCACCACAAGCCTCCATCTCAGCTTCAATTGACTCTTGCATATCAGCTTTTACTACTGTCATAATAGTTCCTACTGGATATTCTTCTACAGTAGTATATTTCTCTGCCAAGTCAGCATATTGAGCCTGTGTAGCTGTACCTGTAAACAAGTTTGCTACCAAGTTACCTGAACCATCTCTAACTGCTACTGTATTATTAGTCGCCGCAGTTGATCCTGAACGATAGTTTGCACCAACTGCCAGTGTTGAAGCCTGTGTAGCCAACCCTGCAAATGATGTTGCGTAAACTGTTGCAAATTTAGTACCAGACTTACCTAAGTTAAATGTATTGTCTGTACCTGGGTGCATACCCGTTGATTCAATCTGTAAAGGTTGTGTAACTGTACCTACTGAATCGTCAACTTTAATTTTAATTACTGTACCTACGTCATTTTGTATAACACCTTCGTTATCATTTTCAACGTAAATTTTAAGATCGTTGGAATCACCAATTGAAATACCTGCGTCTGCAAAGTTAACAAGTGATGTAAATGATCCTGAACCTGCTAATGCAAAGTCTGAAGCACTATATCCGCCAAGTTTTAATGAGTTACTAGCTGTACCCCAGTAGTAATCTGTAGAACTTGTAACACCGCCTGTTGCGTTTTGTGTATTTCTTAGGGTTAGTCCTTTTTTAACAACGTCAAATCCTGTAACTGCGTTAGTTGGATCTGTACTATCAATAGTAAATGAAACTGCACTAATCATATAAATGACTTCGTCATTAACAATGGCTTGAATGACTAATCTATTTGTACTTGTAGTATCTCTTAATGTTACAGTTTTCATCTGTGTTACACTAGTTCCTGAACCTTGTGGTCCAACTAGTACATAACCAGTTCCGTTGTATGCGTATAATTGTTCGTTTGTGCTATCCCACCATAAATCACCAGTAGCTAATCCTGCCGGTTGTGTTGCACTTACTTCTGCACCACCTGTAGTTCTAAATTTAGAACCATCATAAAATTTAAGTTTAGATGCTGTAGCATCAAACCATACTTGCCCTGAAATTGCTTTAGGTGGTTGTGAAGTTCCGCTAAAGTTTTCTAGCAGATGTAAAAAATTCTCGTTTTGTATTTCACCGTATCCAGCGTAGTTCTTACCTACTAACTTAATATCGGTAGTTTGGTCAACAGTTCCGTCTTCGACTGTTGTCAAAGTAACGCCACTGTATCTATCTATAGTATATGCCATTGTTATAAACCCCTATAATGTTATTTATCTTTTACCATAGTCCGCCACTGCTACCTAGATCAGTGTCAAACACCCAAGATCCTGCTTGAACCTTGAATCTTTTTAAGCCTCTAGCCACTGATGCATTAACAGTACCTGAAGCATTACTAAACGCAATATCCTGTAAAACACTCTCGTTTTGTACACCGTTTGAGTCTACAGATATAAAAGATTTACTTGCAACCGTATTAACATCAATACCACTAACTGTTGCTCCAGTTAATGTGCTTGTTGGAACATAAGCATATGATCCTGTCTTTTTGGTTGTAGCTGGATAAATGTCCTCAATAATTGTAGCGATATTGGCATTTGTTAAGCCTGTAATATCTAATGGAACAATTACTGGTTCATTATCTAGTGAATCATCTACATAAAATTTAGTTGCGGCATCAGTATTAGTTGTAGGTTCAGCTAATCCTGTAATCTTTTGATTGTTTGTAATGGATATTGCACCATCACTTGTTATTTGTAAACCGCTACCTGAAGTAGATATTGCATAGTTATTAATTGTTACGTTATCAACTGAAAGTGTAGATAGTGTACCTACCTGTGTAAGGCCTAAGGCACTTGTTACAGTTGATCCTAATGCAGTTTCATTTAATACTTCGTTTCCGTTAACTTTGTAACCTTTAGTTGCCGCCAGGTCGATGTTTTCGCTTGATGTCCAAGCCTGCTCTGCATTACGCCATAAAAATTCTTTATCTAAATCTGAAGATTTTAGAATAATACCACCGCCATCTACTGCGGCATTATTACCTGTTGAACTATCTGATTGTATAGCAAGTTCAATGTTTTTATCTTCAACTCTTAAAACTGTTGTTTCTACTGCTAAACTTGTACCGCCAATAATTAAGTCACCGTCAATTTTAGCATCTCCACCCACGTGTAAAGTATATTGTGGAGCACTATTAAATACTCCTATGTGTGATACATCTGTATCAACTACTATAGCATCAACATAACCAGTTGGCTTTCTAACTCTTACTTTCCAGTCATGGTTGGATAGTTGGTTTTCACTTACAAATGAAGTACCAACGATTTTCATAATATTATTTTGTGCAGGTCCTATTGTAACCCCGCCACTGTTACTAACTGTTAATGCACCTGTTGTAGTTCCTGATGCATCAGCTGGTAAAAACTGTGCCGCAGATTTTTCAACGCCTGCAGAGTTAATTAAGTTAAGTGCCGCATTTGATACACCTCTAAAAACTGTACCATTTGCTGTTGCATCAATAGGAGTAAATCCTTTTTTAATTGCTCCTGTTAATCCTGCAATCTGATATCCAATAGCAGGAGTAAATTCTTCGTTTGACCAAACACCGTTAAGTGCTCCGCCAACAAATAGTTTAGCAACTACCTTACTATTGTTTTGTGTATCTAATGCTGTAAATGTTTCAAATCCTGTTTTACCTTGCTGTGCAGAATATATAGGTCCAGCTAGTTCTAAGTCTGTACCATCATAAAAATATAGTTGGTTCTTTAAACTATCTAACCAAAGGTCACCACTTACAAGTGTTGCCGGCTGTGCCGTAGCAACAATAGGTCCACCACTTTCTCTAAATGATGTTCCGTCATAAACTTTTATTCTACCTTGTGTTTTATCGTACCATAACTGTCCAACTAATGGAACAGTTGGTGCTGATGTAGAAGCAAAGTTTTCTAACATCTTAATTTGGTTTTCGTTTAGTGTTTCACCAAATCCTGAATAGTTTTTTCCAATAAGACCAATGCTTGTAGTTGTAGTATCTAATTGTCCGTCAACTAAATCTACGAGTAACGTACCGTCAGTTTTGTTTAGTTTATAACTCATATCGCTGTATTCTCCCCGGCATAGATAATATAGTTAACAGTCATGTATGGGTTCATAATATCTATCGCTGTTCCCAATGCGTTGTTTGTTAACACACCACCTGAAGTAGGATATGCCTGACCTGCCTGTGATCCTGTTGGAGCATCATATTGAATACCCTGTGGGTCATTTGGAGTACCAGTTACATCTCTTAAAGTATAGTATTGGTCTCCGCTTGGTCCTCTTAAATCGTGTTCGTGTTCTGGTAAGTTTGTAACTGCAATACTTTGATTCTGTTGTCCTTCAACTGAACCAAGTGTATCAGCCGCCGCTGATGTAACAACGTTTGCTGATCCGCCGCCCATGTTATCTTTACCTAATGCAAATCTACCTCTTAAATCAGGTAATGCAAATTTTCCTGCCGCTACAAGTGATTGATCTTTAAAGTTGTAACCTATTACATTAAACAAGTTTTGATATTCTGCAATAGTAACTTCTTGTCCATAACATAATACCCAATCAGTTGGAGCAGTATCTCCACCAAATGGAGTAATCATTCCAATTGGTAATGTAGGAATAGCTTTGAATAAGTTTGTTCTTGAAACTTTATAAACACCTGTGTCGCCAGTAACTCTGTTTATTAAAACTTCGTCTGTTGATACTGTGTTTGAAACTTCTGGTTTGTTTGCAACGAATGTATTTGAAATAGTAGTTGTAAAAGTTTTAGTACTTGCGTCTTGTCCGTCAAAAGTAAATGACGGTGCAGTAACATCACCATTCATTTGGAATGTTGTTGAACTTGCAAGTTTGTCTGTTGAACCTGAACGTCCTGAAACTGTACCTGTAACGTTTCCTGTTAAGTTACCTATAAAGTTTTGTGAATAAACATTTAACCATTGTTCGTTAGCTGTACCTAAGTTACGTGATGTATTTGCGTTTGGTACAATGTTTGCTGTAGTTGTAAGTCCTGCAAGGTTTGTGTCGCTACCTACAAATAATTTTTTAGCAATACCAACACCACCTTTAGTAATAATACTTCCTGTTGATATTGTAGAACTGTCTGTTGTACCTTCAACTAACAATGCGTTTGAAAGCTGTATGTTACCTGTAACATCTAATGCTTGATCCGGACTTAAATTGTTAATACCAACTTTAGCAGTTGAATCAATTCTCATTACAGTTGTTGCAGATCCGTTGTTGTTAACTCTTATGTCAATGTTGGATCCTGAAGTTTGGTGACTAATAATACCTGCTTGTCCTTCAACTCCTACTGAAAAGAAACTTGAAGCACCAACAGTAATACCACCATTGTTTTTTACTGTTATAGGAAATAAACTTTGTGAAGTACTATCATTACGCATAAAGTTTTGTGCTGGTATGCTTTCATTATTAATAACTAATGCTTCTGCCTTTTCCGCAGTTCCATAATATTTTCCTGCACCTGCACCTGTAATGTCTGCTGTACTTAAATTGAATCCTGGATTAATTGTTGTAAATCCTTGAATGGTTGTCTTAGGCGTAAATGCCGCTGTTGAATAAATTGCTAATACCTTAGCACTAATTTCTACAATCAAACAAGTGTAACTTACATTGTTAGTTCCCGTAATTGATTCAGGCTTAACACCTGTTGAAAGTCCATCACTAAATGTTGGACCTACTAATACCCAACCTGAACCTGTGTACAAATATAATTGTTGGTTATCTGTATCAACCCAAAGGTCACCTGTAACTGATTGTGCCGCACCTGGTGCCGTTGTAGCTTTCTTTAATCCTGATGCACTAATCCATGTAGTACCATCATATAATTTTAATTGATCAACTCCTGCTGTATTATCATACCATAACTGTCCTTCTGTTGGATTGTTAGGTGCAGTTGAGTTTGCAAAATTTTCTAATAGGTGTAAAAAGTTTTCAGCAATAGCAGTACCATAAGCAGTTGTGTTTCTGCCTGGCAGTGACAACGACGTCTGTTGGTTGATTGTATTATCTTCAACCGTTATGCTACCTTTGTTAGCAACGTCTGTATGGTTAACTGTATAAGCCATTTATTACGCCTCGTTAAAACCAGTTAATGATTGTACTCTAACTGTATAATCAATCTGGATTAGTCTGTTTAAACTTTTTTGTACTGGGTGGAATATTACGTGTGTTAATAATCTACCTGTACCACTTGTTGCATAACTTACTAGTCCTAGCTCGTCAAATACATATAAGCTGTCTGAACTTGTTGCGTTATCCAATGCATCTTGTCCTGAAGGTTCACCGTAGTCTAATAAACAAGTTGCAATAATATCTGTGTAATTTGTACCACTAACATGACGAGTTTCAATCTTATTTCTTGTAGGATCTGTGTTGTTGATTGAATTATCGTCAATTACTTTAGTGTATGTTTGGTTGTATAAACTAGCATTTGTTCCTGTGCTGTTTGGTGATAGGTATGTAATAATACCTGTTGGGTCAACTGATGTACCACCATTACCAAAATTCATGGAATATATCATTCCTTGCCCTTGGTTAGCTAAACTTTCTGCTAGTGAAATACTCATATTTTCGTAATGGATAGCATTTCGCTTATCCACAAAGATTTCACCGCTTTCTGGGTTGTGTATCTTTATGTGTCCTTGCAAAAGAACTCCTGATTTATCTTTAAAATTGTCTGTCATGTTTATATCCTACAAGTGTATTTATTTAGGTAACGCCACCTCTTTGTTTCTTAAGAACCTTCCAATGTTATTTTCTTGTAATCTTAGTGGAGTTCCGTTGTCAGTCCATTTTTTACCTATGCGTCTAACCACCATTATCTTGGTGTTAATCGCTGGTGTGTCTGTTAGTGTTACTACCGGATTGACTCCGTCAACACTAAATTCTGCTGGTAGTGTAATATCTCCCTCTGGACTGTCCAAATCATTGCTTGGATTGAAGGAACTTATCGCATTCTTGCGTAATCTACGTCCACCTACAAAAATCTCAAATTCGTTTACGTTATTTGGTATAAAGTCTACAGTAACAGCTCTAGTTGAGCCATCTGCTGTAAATGTTTGTGTTCTCATCTCATCTTTGTACGGTACAGTCTGATACACACTCTGATCTAGCACCTGTGCTCCAGCTGTGTGTAATGTTTTAATACCTGTACCTAATGTACCTCTGCGTAACTGTCTTAGGGCACCGTCTTCTTTTAGATAGTATTCAATACGTTCTCCGCCAATGAATACAATACCCGGAATACCTTTATCTCTGTTTGGCTGTGGTAATCCGTCTGCGTTAGTTACAAATATCTTAGTATCATACCAATTTAAATTCTGTGCTAGTGTATATTCAACATCATCACCTAAACGTTTGAAGTGTGTTCTGTTAAGCATATCTTTAAACTGTCTAAATCCAAACTTACCAACTATTGTGCTGTTTGAGAAGTGTATTAGCTCAATAACATCATTTGCATTAAGATCTACTACAACTCTAATAGTTTGCTTGTCATCTTGTAAGTAATAATCAACACTTGGAGTTAACAAGTCACCGTTTACTACTAACCATACATACTCAGCATCGATGGCCGCTTTACGCAACTTAATGATACCGTTTGTAAGTTGATGATATTCTGTGTAATTATCTGTACCAACTGTAATTGGGTTACGTGTAACTATGTCTAAGTTTTCTCTTTCAATTTGTCTTACATCATGATTTGTTAACTGATATACAGTTACACTTTCATTTAATGCAGGAGCAGTATCAAGATAAACTTTGTCTGGGGTTTCAACCCATAAACCATTGCCGTCTAAGAAACCAAATGCGTATTCGCCTCCGTCAATTACATAAACATCAAGCACATCACCTGTAACACCTACGTCAGCAAATAATTCTACTGAAGCATTAAACGTATTCCAGTTCCAACTAGTTGAAAGTGTAAGTTCTGTTCCGTTTAAGAAAACTCTAACTTGGTTTGCACCAACACCAGCTTGAGTAATTTGATAATCTCTTAATTGATATTCTCTTACTGAAGTTGTTACGTTAAACTGTTGATTGTATCCTGCATTTAATATTTTGTTTCCAACTTTAACAATTACATTATGTTCTAATGGTTTTTGATTTAGTGGAGTCTGTGCAAGAGTAAATTCTTTATTATTTCCGTCACCTGTAAATGTATCTGTTGAAATCTGTGAGAATGATTTACTTGCACTATCAAAGATTGCATATTGTATTACAGCATTGTTTAGAGGTGCAGTACCTAGCTTGAATACGCACATACCTTTTTGTGCGTATGTACCATCTGTTTCTGCCATGTCAACGTTTGTAGTTACACCGTCAACTGTTAAGAAGAAACTTAATGTTGATTTAAATGGTATGCTTGTTACAAATTGTGCAGTTGATCCATCACCAATAAACTGATCAACATCAAGTATTTTCTCACCGTTATTACTCATTGTAATAATGTGTACTTGCTGTTTGTCGCCTGGTGCAGTTGTTAACTTGATTTTTTTGTTTTGATAATCAACTGTAAACTGTGAGTCTGATAAAATAGTGCCATGTACTTTTATCCAGACATCTTTTTGACTCATTGGTAAATGATTTATATCAAAGTCTTTGTTTGTTCCATCACCTAAGTAGTTGTAACTATGCAACACACTTGAACCATCTCCAGTTCTTTCATATACTTTAATATCTAATGTATCTAATACTTGTCCTGGAACAAGTTCCTCAGGTCCTTTTGAAGTTAATGGAGTAACAAATCCGTCACCGTCAATAACTATTTCTTCTGCACTAATACCTTTAGCAGTAGCATAAGCCATGTCACCACCTTGTACTAATGTATCGTAGCCATCTGGATCTGGAATAAATGAACCATCACTTGATGCTTTTCTAATTACAATAACATCATTTGCTACTGTTGGTATTTTAGTTTCATCTAATTGTATAAATGTTTGTCCTGAACCTGTAATGCTTTCCATTACAGCATTTACATTTGTAGGAACTGTTGATCCATCGTATTGTGGATCGTCTACTCTAATACCATTTTTGTATACGTTATATACTACGCCATTCTCTAATGGTTTAGCAAGTGTAAACACATTTGTACTTCCGTCTAATACAAATACTTCATCTTCGTATGTGTTATCATATGTGTCCCAAGTTGTTGTGTAGTATGGATCACTAGCCCAACCTGTACCTGCACCAAACGTGAAACTCTTAACTTCAATTCCACCATAATCAATACCGTCCATTAACTGCGAAACATCATTACCTAACATACCAGTTGTTGGTGTGTAGAATAAGTTAATTCTATCCTGTGCTTGTAACATTGTTACTGCTTTAGAATACTTAACAACAATCGCGGCAGTATTTGCCGGTGGTTCAGTAAATATAATCTGTCCTTTGTTTCTTGTATAGGACTTATCTGTGTATGCAACGTTTTTATAAGTGTATTCACTTTGTAATGCTTCAACGCCATCTACAGTTACTTCTACTTGAGTTTTTCTTACATCCATTGGCCATGTTAGGTCGAATGTAGTTTTACTTCCTGTACCCACAAAGTTTTCTGTTTGTGATAATGTAGTAATTAAAAATGTTCCTGTAACTCTATCAAATTTAGATACATGATGTAATGCTCTAACTTTACTATTACCTAACTGTGCTGATACAACTGCTTTAGTTTCGCCTGTGTTTTGCGTACCTTCAATAGTTACTGTAGGAGCACTTAAATATCCGCTACCTGGATTTGTAACTGTAATGTATTTTATTGATCCACCTGTACCAAGTGTTACTGTTGCAGTAGCACCCGAACCGCCGCCACCTGCAAATTTAATTATTGGTACATCTAAGTATCCTGTTCCACCGTTATGAATATTAACCTGTGTTACTTCAAAGCCTACGTTATCAGCCCAATACTTATTAGGGTAATCAACTATGTTTGCATCTTGTCCATAAATTAAATCATCTTTAACTTTTAAACTTGATGGTACAATTTTTCCGTCATCAACACTATAAGCTGGTGGAATATCAAAGTCAGTTACACCTGTTGAAGTTGGATCTGTTTTAGTGTAAGAACTGATGTATTCTCTAATTTTAGTTTTATATGGTTTTGCTTCTTCAATAAACTTCTCGTAACTTGGTAAGTTATCGTTTTGGAAAGTAATTTTCTGTGATAAGTCACCTGCGTTATGTTTAGCTTTCAAGAATGAAGTTTTAAATGCCCAGTCTACACTTGGTTGCTCACTAAACGCATATCTTATACTTGCAAAGAATAATTCGTTGTAGTGTACAGCAAGATCATTTATAAAGATATCATCTCTTAATGCTGTTAAGATTTTTCTTAACTCTAATGTAGGTTGATCATCATAGAATGATGTATCATAGCTTAATCCGTCATAACCAATATTACTACTTGCTGGATCGTATAATGCACTTGATAATTCTATGGTACCATTTTCTCTACCAACAGTTTTGTATTTTGTTGTATAGTCTGCACCATTATCACTAATCTTTTCTAATAGCAACCAACCACCTGAACCTATTGTACTAATTTTTACAATATCTCCAACAGTATCATCTAAGCTATCTAATTGATATGAAAAGTCTACAAGGAAATCAATATCTGTAAATTCGCTGTAACCTGTGTCATACCAGTCTGTGTAACTCCACCATTTAGTAGTATCGTAACTTGAACTTGATGTTCTTTCCCAAAGTGTTGTTGCATTGTTGTAGGCATATATTGCCCACTTGTTGCTAACTGTTTCGTCAGCAGTTACAAGTACACTATATCTTCTAACTTCTAATGTTGTTGTATCAGGATATCCTGAACCTGCATTTTTAACTGTTGCACTTGTAATAGTTCCATTACTATTCATTGCAAGTATAATTTCCGCACCGCTACCATTACCTACTAATCCAAACTCGTATGTCGGAACTGTAACATAACCTTTACCACCGTTTGCAATTTCAACTCTTGCAAGTTTTCCGTTTTCAAATACAGGGGTTAGTACTGCTGGAATAACATTTGATACTCCAACAAATTGTAGTTCTGCGTATGTTGTTACTGACTTGTCAAAAGTTTTACTTAATAATGTTGGCGTAGGATCTTTGCTTAAGAATGCACTTAGATCTAATTCGTCTACAATCAAGTTTGCTTTTAATGTAGTGTTTGCTCTTTCAACAACTTGTTTAAGTGCTTCAACTCTATTTTTAAACATACCTTGTCTTGGTCTGTCTAGTATTCCGTATTTTTGTTTTTCACTTAAGATAGTGTCTGGCACCGGTCTTTCATTAGTGTCAACACCAATTAAACTGTCATACCATTTACGTTCAATATCTACATTTGGTTTGCTTGTAGCTAATCCTTCTGAAATCAATTGATATTGATTGTGTACATTAATTTCCTTGTTATCAATTTTCCAATAACGGAAGTTAATTGCATTGTTTGGTCCGCTTACAAGTGATTCACAATTATATAAACCAAATTTATTATTGCTGTAAAGTGCAACAAATTTTTGTCCCATTGCCATAGGATCTTGAATTAATTGTGCTACATCATATGCAGAAGTTTTTCTCCATTCCAAGTCTGGAATAATTTTTTTGTTTTTTACCCAATAGTAATATTTGTTGCTGAAGCTTTTCGACACTTCATTATAAACTTGTATCTGTACAAAAGTGTTTACGTCTTTAGGTGTACCACTAATACCTTTTGCAAGACCTTCTTCTGTATCTGCTGTTTCGTTCCATGCTGTTGGAGTAAGTGTTGTTTCAACCCATTCATAAACATCAATAGTAGCACCTGTAAATAATTTATTCCAGTTTGCTGTATTGTAAATTATGTTTCCTTGATAAGGGTTTACAAATTTAGCTGTGCTTAGATCCCACCATAGTCTGCCTACGTTTTCATCATTCCAATAATTTTCTGGATCAATTACAGTATTAGGTGTGTTAGTTCCGTTAGTGTATACTGCTGGATCGTAATGTGTTTTGTATGTAAGTTCTTCCTCAGCCGCACCTGCAATTTTTCCTTGTATAGGATCAATGTAATCTATTTTTTGTGCAATAGGATTAGGTCCCATTGTGTAAATGAACACACCTTTAAATTTAGTTAAGTCAACTTGGTCAGTTGGTTGATGTACAGTTTTCCAAGGTAGATTTCCTCTATCTCTCTTGTAATCTAAAAGTGTTCCTATGTAGTTGTTCCATGTGCTAGAGTCTTCCATATCTCTTACTGAAAGTTCTGGCATCGGTACGTAAACGTGATTTTCGTTGAACAATAAGTATTCACCGAATCTTTCTACTGAAGCATTTTTGTAATTAAACTTCTCTGCATATAATAATTTGTTTTGTACTTTCTGATACAAGAACACCTGTCCGCTATCTGTGTTTACACTTTCAAACTGTGTTAAGTTATTATCAAATGTAGTTGATAACGCATCAAACGTTGTGCTTGTTACAAGGTCTCCACCTTTGGAACTTACAATTAAATCATTACCTTCAAAGTCTATCGCGGCTCCAAATCTTTCTGCAACATCATTTTCAGGACTGTATAACACCTGTGTTTGACCAAACACTCCGCCAACACTACTGTAAACAAATACCTTACCGTTGTTATCTGCACGAGTATCATCTAATGGTGCACCTACGGCTAACATATCTCCTGTATCATTTAAACTAATTGCACTACCATATTTTATTCCTACTGTTGGTGCAGGAATCATCTGTGAAAATTCGTAGTGTCCATTATTAATTCTGTAAATAATAATCTTAGGATCACTGTTATTAAAGTCTGCCACAGTTGCAAGTACATCTCCGTATTTGCTTATTGAGAATGGGTGTGCATACTGTATTAAGTTACCTTTGTCAAACGTACTGTCATCACTAACTACAAGTCCTGTGTCGTTTGGAATGTAGCCAATGTAATCAATATTGTTTGCTAACATAGTCCAGTATGTTGATACAAAAGCACCTGGTGTTAAGTTTGTATTTGACTGATAGAAACTTCCTTGATATAAAACAATATCATCTGTGTAATAAGTTTGTGCGGCATCATACTCGCCTCTAAAGAATGTGTTTTTACTTCTACCCCATTCGTAAACTGTACCATCGCTGTCTGTACCGTGATTTACAAAATGTATTCTACCACTGTTTGAAACCTGTAAGTTACCTGGAGCACTTACATATAATCTATAAAAATCTTCTATTGTGTTTGACTTACATAATTCTATCTGAGTACCTAAGTTACGATCACTTGCTCTTTGTGGATTTGTGTAACCATGTTGATAGCTGTAAAGTCCTGTACCCATTTTTTCGTAAACAAAATATACACCTTCGTTTGTAAATGCACTAGCAGATCCGTCTTTGTCTGTTTTCAATGCAGAAACTTGTTTCCAATCCTTGTTAAGTGGATTAGGATAGTTAGGTGTTCTTGCAATACCATTTACAGTTCTATCATTGTAAACTTGTATTTCTACTTCATTTCTAAATGTAGGTGTTGTTACAGGTAATTGTGTTGAGTCTGTAAATCTAACTACAACCATCTTACCAGTTAATGCACTTGACATATCCGAAGCATCTAATCTACCAACAAGCCTGTCAATGCCTGGACTTACACCATTTAGAATAGCAATGGTACTTGTATCACTATGTTGATTACCAAACTTAAATGTACCGCTTCTGTTTTTAACGTATACTCTACAATCTAATAATTGTTCCTGTACATACATAACCTGAGCAGTTGCATTTGTACTTTGATCAATAATCATATTTCCTATTTGTGGAATAAACGCATTACCTTGGTTATCAAAGTTTGTAAATGTAATATCTACGTAACCGTCCCACAGATCATAAACTTCGTGTCCTAGTGCTTGATTAATATATGATGTAGCAATACCTAGTGTAGCAGGATCAAAAACATTATTCAAACTATTTCTAACTTTATTAATGTATAACTTAAAGCTATCGCCCATGCTTAAAGTATCTGTCCAAGCCTTAGGAGCTCTAAAGAACCAGTATGGACTTAGATCAGGCATACCTTGTTTGTTGTAATAACTTAGGTGTCCTAACTTACCTCCCTTGGTTGGATCAGTAACTTGATTCAACGCATACACATCGTCCATTGTGTTATAATATACTTCAGGTGATTTGCTTTCTGATTGTGTAATAATATCCTGAACTACAAATTGTGGAGTAGTTACAGTTTTAGTTGTAGTTGTAAAAGCTGTTAAGCCAGTAACTTTCCACCAGCCTCCAAATGATGCCGCAGAATTCAAAGGATTCAATGCACTATAACTTCCCATGTTTTGTGTACCAAGTGTTGCACTACCACTGTCAGTAAACTGACCGTTCATATCTCTGATATAGATAGTTGCTTGGTTAACATTTTCTACATGAATATAATCTACTATACCTATTGCAGTTGTTGTGCTAATAGTGTCGCCAACATTAGGTGTTCTTAACAAGTTATCAAAGTATAGTATTGCATCTACTTTACTTGCAATAGTTTTACTTCCTTCAAACTGTGCTACACCCGGACCGTTACTTCCGAAAGGTAATATACCATTTGGATAATTCTGTGAATACTGATCCCAGTTTAATACAATAGTATCACCGGCCGCTGTTGCTTCGTATTGAGTCAACGGAGCTCTAATTAACATATGATCAGTAGGAACATTAAAGTGATAGTTACCTCTTACAGCATAAACTACTTCTGGATATGTTGTACCATTCCAACTTGCTTCTGCTATTGTGGCAGTATCATAAAAGCTGTTAAATGTTAATGTACCTTGTGCCTGTGCAATAGGAAATTGTGCCTCCCAGAAGTTTTCCTGGTATTGTACTATGTCATTCTTAACATAAGACTGAGCACCTGTAAAGTTTCCTGCAAATTTTGTTTTAACGTTACTTGCCTGCGGAGCACCTACTACTAACCACTTGCTATCTCTTGATAATGCAAGTCCTGTAGCAAACTTACCGTCACCTGTATAAATGTCTGTTGGTGCATCTATTGTTTGTGCGTGTACATATTGTCCGCCATCATTAGTTCTGTTATAAATGTATACCTTGTTGGATTCACTTGCACCTACAACTAACGTGCTATTTCTTTCATCACAAGCAATTACTTTACCAAAGTTTGTGCTTATGTCACTTGTTTCTACATTAGAAATAACTTGGTGTTGGCTATGTACAGGATTGTTTTTTATTACTAACCATTTGCTAGAACTATCATCGTCAATCCAAATAGTTTCACCTACTTTTATTTCACTGTTTATAAGTTTTGTATTTGCCGCTTCTAGGTCTTCAACTCTAACACTTGTAAAATTAGTTACAAATCCTGTTGCTTCTTCTACATCTGTAGTTGTACCATTTTCAGTACAAAATACAGTATCTAATTCTGAACGTAATACTTTGTAAAATCTTTCATTGTCAGCAACATCAACTAATCCTATAATGTCGTCTTTTACATACTTGGCTTGGTTGTTTAGTTTTACTTCAACTTCGTCAGTTGTACTATTTTTTGTTAGCTTAACAACTTTATCTTCTGTACGTAAATATTTAAATACGTCCCAAGTATTAGTTTTATTCGTACCCGACCAAACATAATCACCAACATTAAGAGTTGTAATTGCAATATTTAAAATTGCATCATAATTTGCAACCTGTGTTTTTACATCTTGTGGATTTACGTATCCTGCTGTTTGCACATAATCTACATCTTTATATTTTGTAGGGAATGGCTTATGATTATATCCATCTGGTTTTAAATAAGTTTCAAACGGTCTTTGTCTGTAAATTAAATCTGTTTCTGTTCCTGTTACGGATTCTACAAGTTCAATTGGTTGTGGACTTAATCTAAACTTCGCTTCGTCTAATTTATATTCAACTTCATCAAATGACTGTGCCGCACCAATTTGTCCTAAACGTATAGCCCATTCTTCGTGGAATTCTACACTATCTTTATCTGTGTTAGATAAAGCATCAAACAATTTAGTTAAACTATTTCTTGTACCTTTATCTTGAATAAATCCTTGATAGAATTTGTACTGTGAAACATCATCATTAATAATGTTTTCTAAATACTTACGTTTCTGATAACCAATTAAATGCTGTGCAACTCTTTGCTGTGAAGTATCAAAGTTATCTGTATCTAAATCATAAAAGTCTTCAAACTGTTTTGCTTTGTAATCAAAGTTTGCAATTAATCCTGGTTCAGGTCTTTTAGTTAAACGTTCCCATTGTTTGTCATCAAAGGTTGCTTGACCCGGTATCTTAACTTTTGCAACATAATAAAATTCTTTGTATTTTACAGTATCGCCAACTGCGTAATCTGTCCAGTCTGACCATTCTGTAACTATAGCATTATCGTATATAAATCCTGGAATGTTAAATCCACCAGTCCAGTTGTCTGTTCTATATCCTAATACTTTAATTCTTGATTGACGGTATCCTGGTTCTAAATCGTAAATGTAATCTTTAAACACAGTTGTATTATCTAATAGTACAACGTGTTCTGTTTGTACCAAAGGTAACTTAACACTAAAGATTCCGTCTGCTGTATTTTTAGTTGTAATCTCAATCTTATTATCGTTATCTCTATATACACTTGCAAACGCAGGAATTAGTTTTTTACCATCTGCTTTAAATAAATTATATCCGTAGAAGTTATCAAATATATCATCTGCTACGTGATATTTTTTGTAGTAACAAATTCTATTTGCACCAGCACTTAAAGTAATAACACTTTTCTCTGCCCAATTCTGTGTAGTCCAGAACATATATTCTCTTGCACTTAGGCGCCAGTCTTCAACTTCATTAATATCTGTATTGTAGTTTTCAAAAACAAAACCTTGGGCTTTTAAATATCTTTCATATCCTAACAAAAAGTCTACAACTTGTTGAATAGTTTCAAGCTGTGTTCCGTAAGGTAATTCTAACGGCTCGTCATTTATTCCTTCGTTCCACTGTCTGTGGAATACTGCTGTTCTACCACCATCTACAGGAAGTTCTGGTAATCCAACAAATTTACTTTGATCAAAACTATCAGCGGCAATGTGCTGTGTTTCTGTCATAAAGTAACGTCCATTGAACTCTACAACAAGTCCTGGACTATAACTTTGTCCTGCTGTCCATGTTACAAAGTCTGCACTTACGCCACCAACTCTAACTACAGGATCATCTGCTAAACTAACTGGAGTGTAATATTTAAAGAATGGATTATTATAGTTGTAACCTCTGATTACAAATCCACCTTGTACCTTTTCAATGATAACACCACTGTATGGAACAAGATCAATTACACTTGATTTGTTTAAAAATATTTGATAGTTTTCTTCTGGAACAAAAACGTTACCTTCGTTGAAAGGTGTTCTTGAATCTAATACAAGTTTGAATTTACTCTTGTCTGTAAATCCACCAATCTTTAATCCTAGTTGGTTTCTAATATTTTTTAGATCTGTTTGATATTGTTTGTAATATTTTGTAGTTCTACTGTTCATGTAGTCTTGAACATAGTTTACAAATCCTGCTGTTTGTACCCTAGCTGAATCTGTTGATGTATTAGGGAAAACAATATCTTCTAATCTTAATCTTTTATTTGTTTCACTGTAAATTACTTCTTTAGCAGGGTTACGTTTAATTCTTGATCTATCATAACCTAGTCCTAATATTTTTGTAGGCTGATTTAATAACCATGCAATCATTAATGCAAATGGATATTCAGAACTTCTACGCCATGCTGTTTCTGTAGGTGCTTGATCTCCAAACACAAAAGTCTGTTTAGTTCTATTACTAATATAATCTTTTGCATAGTTTGAATCTAACGGACTTAATAAGTTACCGCCATCATCTACAGGAATATGTCTTGTTATGTTTGCTCTAGCATATCTACTGTTGTATGTTACAGGCTGATTAGGTATTCTGTAAATACCTTTCTCAATATCTTGCCATAGTATTTTATTTTCACTTGTATACGGAGCTTCACCGTAAACTGTTGTCCACCAAGTTGGCTGTTCGCTGTATCCTAATATTTCCCAAGGATGTGAATGAGGACGGTCAGTATCATATGCTTCTTTGTATATTGCTCTCCAATAACCTGCGTTTTGTTTTCCGCTTGGGCTATTTGTATTGCTGTAATTAAATGTAAAGCTGTTAGTTCTTGACCAAAAGCTGTTATCTGCATAGTCTGGAGAACCTACTGCATTATTCCATTCAATAAATTCTGGTAATAAAGCCTTATCTCTTGCGGTTCTTGTAAATCCTGTATCTCTACTTTCACCACCTATAAACTCTTGTAAGTTTACCATAGTAGCATCATAGTCTGTCTTAATATTATTGTAGATTCTTTTTTCTAACTCTAATAATAAGTCATCTCTAAAATCATTGTACGCAACAAAAATACTTCCATCGTGTCCTTGTATAACCTTAGTAGGAGTTTGATACGTGTTGTCTACAAAAATTTCTGGTTTGTACTTTGGATACAATCCTAGTTTAGTAGGTGTTGCAGGAATATAACTTCCGTCTGTTGTATTGTATTCGTAAATATCAATTACATCACCTGCGACTTTTGTTTTAGTAATAGTTACAAAGCCACTAAAGTCAGCTTCAAATTTATAATCAGTGCCATGTACAAGCTGTACGCCATTAATATAAATGTTTACACTTGTATTAGAAAGTTTTGTAAGATCAAATGGTGTAGCTAATGCAAAATACTGTGAACTTGGATTTTCTACAACGTGTGTTGATCTTTTAGCACTTGTATAGCCAAGCATATCACTGAAATAGAATGGCATATCATTTGACTTGTCTTTGTTTAGTTTTTCCATTACTAAATCAAAGTGTATTTTATTTTGTCCGTCAAATCCTAATTTGTCTGCTGTTTGTAAAAATAGTTTTCTAAATTTACCATATTCTCTTTTAGCAAATTGTAATGCTTTGATTAAGTTTGCATCTTTGTTTGTTATGTGATAGTTTGCTAAATTGAAAGGTCCACTGTGTTGTACAAATCTATTACCATAAGCAGATAAGTTTCCTAAATCTCTTAGGTTACCTGTACCAGGAAATTGTCCAACAAAGTCTTCACGCATTTCACAAATGCTTAACACATGGTCGTTAACTTCGCCTAATGTAAATGAACTTACATTATTATTAAGTGGATTGTGTTCTAAGTTTGATGCTATTTCGTAAACACCGTTTATATTTTTCTTTGTAGCACTTCTTGTTTTAATTACAAGTACATCATCTACTTTTAAATCCGTACCAAATGTAACAAATGCTGTTCTGTTTATTCTGTTGATTGTGTAATCAACACCATTCATTTTTCTAATATTGTTTACGTATACTCTTACAAACAAGTCATTCAAGTCACCACTGTTATCATATACATCAATTGCAAAGTCGTTGTATTGTGTGCCTATAATATATTGACGTTCTACTAACTGTTTGCTGTCCTCAAAACCTTTTGTCCAACCTGATGTATATGTAAATGTAGTTCTATCTGAATATCTTCTTAATAAACCTACGTCTGTGTTACCAGTTACGTTTGCACCATCGCTGTTTTGATATGTAAATGTATCTTGTAATAAGTTAAAGTCAAATACAATATCACCTGTGTTTTCTAAAGCTCTATATGTTAAAGGAAATCCTAGTACAGCATCGTTAGTTCCTGTTCCTTTTTTATATGAAAATAATTTTGTTCCAGAGAACGTGCTGTTGTTATAAATTGTTGTGCTGTTAAAACTGTTACCATCTTGGTCAAACAAATCAAACGTAGGAGATTGGTTAATTGCAGTTTTATCCTGTCCAGCTAACCACTTGGTACCATTGAAGTACCACATCTTACCTTTATATTCTGTACCATCGTTTACTAGTACACATTCATTTTCTAATGGATCAGTATCTGCTTCTTCTACTAAACTAATTTGTCTAACAAAGTTATGCGTAATAAACTTAACTTTAAAAATTTTACCTGCAACTCTTGAGTCTGGATCAGCAGTAAATAAAATTCTCATTCCGTCTGCAACATCTACTCCGTCAATGTTATATCCTAACGCACCTTCAATAGTTGAAAATACATCTTTAGTAAACGTATCTAAAAGATCAATGTTATCTTTTGCAAATGTTCCAAAGTTCCAAAGTTTAAGATCACTATCAAATTCAATAATAGGTCTTGCCGCTCTACCTGTTTGGTTAACATCACTTGGTTGCTTGTTAATTAATGCTGTTGTTTCTAAAACATCTTTGTGAAACCATCTATTATATCTTGACCATTGTGACTTACTTGGGTTTGCTCTGTTTTGTACAACATAGTCTTTGTCTTTTGCCCACGCATTGGCATTACTGAAAGGAGCTCTGTCAAATGCTTCACTGTCAAATGGAATACTTTTATTTGTACTTACTGTACCAGGTACTTCTATTTCTTGTTCGCTTATTAATCTAATGTTATCTCCAACACCTTCTACATACCAATTGCCTTCTGCATACTTGGCAGGTGTTACAGTTCCTTGGAAATTAACTTTCATACCGTTGGACATTTCGTAGCCGTTAGTCATTTTGTATGTTGACTTGCCAACTATTTCTTTTTCTACGTTAATTTCTGTATTTTCTAAGATATCATAAACTTGTATTAAGCCACTTGCATTAATATCATTACCATTTACATAATATAATGTATCTGGTGCAAGTAAGTCTACTTCAAATTCAATTATACCAACGTCTGTGCTGTGCGTACTGTCGCTTATACCTACATTATAGTTGTATTGTGTATCTAATGTTCTTGCTGTCTTAATTGACAACGGCATACCCGGAGTATTAATATCAAACTTATATGTTTGTCCTCTGTATAATTTAAGTGTAGGATTAGATGTGTTACCTTCTGTAGAAAATACGTATGCTTTGTTATCTAAGTTATCTTGACTTGTAACTTTGTATGTACTTACTAATCCTTTTGCTTGTCCTACAACAGGAATAGACAAAGGTCCGCTTTCTAACCAGTAGTAATCTCTAAAGTTTGTAAATTTATCCCAATCAATGTTAGGGTTCCAAGCATAATATTCTTGGCTAAACAATTTACTGTCGTTATCTACAGTACCATTGAATGCTTTAATTTGATTTTTTAGATCATTATAGTCTTTGTAAAAGGTTACGTTGTTTAATTCGTCTTTAATTACTGTAGCAGGTTCTAATTGATAGTTTTCTCTTTGTGTGCTTACGTCACTTACATAGTTGTCAGACGCCTTACGTGCTTTACTAATTCTTCTACCGTAGTAAGAACTAATTTTTTCAGCAACGCCTGGTTGTGTAAGTTGGTCTAGTGTACCTTGTAAGAACTTTTTGTTATGTGAGGTACGAAAATATCTCGGTAGGTGCTCTGCACTCTGCCTAGGACGTTCGTTTTCTTGTCCTGGAACCGGTAATGGATATTCGTTTTGATTATCATCATACGCCATTAGTATCCGCTCCCAGACGATCCGCTACCGCTTGAACCTGAACTTGAAGAACTTGAAGTTGTTGTTCCTGAAGAACTAGAACTTGAAGTTGTTCCTGAAGTATAACTTGATCCGCTTGTAACACCGCTTGTTGTACTTGTTGTTCCTGTAACAACTGTACCTGATGCTTTTAATTTACTTGCCGTAATTGCATCAATAATTGTTACATCATCAACTGTTGCTCCGCTTATGAAAACTTCATCTGCTTCAGATTTAATTTCATAAAGACTTCCAAAGCCTTGTGAGTCTTGTTTAGGAACAATTACAATGTTAACTAGATCAGGTGCAACTTGGTTCATTACATAAGTAGCCATCTCTGAGAAATGAAAACTGTCACCAAAGTCCCAGTTTTCTAAAGCAAAATATTCATTAATTGCAGAAATTACTCTTGCCTTAATATCGTTATCATTAACAACTTGATCTGGGTTCTTTACAATCTTAATATTAGCTTGTACCTGAGCATCAGCTTTTGCTCCAAATAAAACTTTATATTTTACTGGATGATAAATTACGTCATCACTTATAGACTTAATTTTATTAATCTCTGCTCCATAGTTGTTAAACAAATTATCGCTACTTGGCGGTAATGGTTTGTTTGTAATTGTGCCATCTAAGTATTGTCTAAAGTTTGTATCATAAGTTCTAGTTAACAAATAAGTGTCAATAATGTTACTTGAACTTGGGTCAATTCTACTATCATCGTCTGCAGAATGAACGTAATGGAATTTTAATCCATCTCTACCTACGTATGCTTTGTAGTCTGTTGTTAATGCAAGTGTGCCTGCTGTTGAACTGTACATCTTAAACACACCTTCAGTTACAAGGTAAAATACTTGACCGTCTGTGTATGAGCTTAATGCACCCACAACACTTTCGCTTTGTTTTACTTGTACTGCGTTTGAACTATTGTCCATATATTTGTAATCTTCAATACCATCTGACGTTGTATATTTCTTTTGGAAAATATATTTTGTTAGAGGATTTGTATCTTCATCAACAACTGTTACAAAAGTTTCTGGATCATCAACTACACCATCGCTATCTGAATCAAAGAAAGTTACTTCAACCTTCTTACTGTCAATATAGCCGTCACCATCTCTGTATTCCTTAGATACTTCCCAAGGATAATCAACAGTAAACGCACTCGTGCTATCTGGTTGTGTGTTAATGCTTAATATATTAATTTTGTCTTTGATAATTTGTCCTGTTTTGTTATCAAATATCTTACTTGTACTATCATAATAGAATCTAATCTCTTCATTACTTTCAAAAATGTATCTTTGTCCTCTGGAAGTAATTGTATACTTTTCACCATCTGTTTCAAATAGTAATAACCAAGAACTGTCTAACTGTTGATCAGTAACATCTCCTGTTTTACCTGTGCTAAATTCACTTGTAATATCTAAATTGTTTTGCGTAATCATACGCCATTGTCTTAGATTGTCGTCATAACGTAATCCAAATGTTTTGTATGCAAATACTTGATCAACTATTTGTGATTGTACGTCTGATAATAATGTTTTACCAAACTTAGGTCTTAATTCTGAAAGAATAGCATTTGAAGGAATAATATCATTTAATATGATAGGACCTGTGCCGTCTGCATTGTCAGTTCTACCATCTCCTGTTACACTTATTACTTTTACCCATTTGTAAGTTATTGCATTAGGATGATCTGCATTGCCTTGCATAAGTGCATGGCTGTTGTTTGACATAAAATGAAATCCTGTTGGAGCAACAAACTTTAATAATGTTCCTGCTTCAATAAATTTTAATGCACTACTTGTAAAAGTTCCTACTTGTAATGTAGAATCTTATACATCAACAAAAGAACCTGTTGCTTGGTTTGTTGTTGTAGTTGTTTGTTTCCATTTAGCACCTAAGTCAGCAACTAGTGTCTTAGGAAAGTTAGTCAAATAATAATTTAACATTTGCTTTTGACTTAGAATAGGTGTTATGGTATTTGCAATAACTCCTTGTACATCTGTTTTTGTTGTAAATGTAAATGTTTTCTTTTCTGTAAACTTGTCTTTGTATATGATTCCATCAGCACCATATAAATTAGTAGAACTATATTTGCCTGTGCTATCTAATAAGTCATAGTATCTTGAAATACCTGAACTTGTTCTGTTTACACTTTTTGTTTTAATAATTTCTTGACTGATTCCTAAAGGACTTACTTGGTAGTCTTCTCCAGTAACCATTCTGTTCTGTGTATAATATGTGCTAGGTGCGTTTTCTCTAATACTTGCATTGGTTTCAGAAATAGTAGCATTGTCTACAGTATATTTTAATTCTAAACTTAATGTTATCTGTTCAGGATTACCTGTTTTAGAAGTATAAGGAATTGAAACACTAATTGCAACTAAATCTGAAGGTACAATATTATACTGATCGTTAATGCTTGTTCTGTAATAAACTCTAAATGATCCTTGTGGTAAGTTACCAAACGTACCATCACTAAAAATTAAATCTACTTTATCCTGTGTCTTACTTAAAGTTCCAAAGATGTTTCTTACATTTTTACGTAAGCTGTTATAAACAATGTTGTTGCCTTCAACTGATTCAACTTTAGTCCATGCTTCTTCTTCAGCACCAATTGAATTTAGTTTGTATAACCAAAGGTCTGTGTTATTAATATTTGTTGCTTCAAGACTAATACTTTGATTAGTACTTGGTGAAGTTACGTTAAAAGTTCCTTGGTCTAATGTTCCTTGTCTAAAGTGTGCAAAATATCCTGAGTTAGAACTTCCAGGTCCACGACCATCATCTCTATATAAGAATGCTAAATTGTTTCCAGGTAAAGGTGCTTCTTCAGATATAACACCTGAGTTTACGTCTGTTGAAACAACTTGGAACTGCATATTCTTTCCATCAACGTTTTTACTAAAAGTATAAACAGGAACATCTGAGTTACTTGCATCAAATCTATATTGGTCTGTTGGTACTCCTTCAACGTTATCTTTCTTAATAGGTTTTCCAACTGGACTGTTTACTGGCAATGCCGCATTAAGGACTTTTTCAAATTGTTCTCTCCAATTGATGTTTGAAGGATCGTTCCATAGAATAGTTTGACTAGCTAGGTTAGTTCCGTTGCTGTCTACAATATCTTCTGATGTTGCAATACTTTCAAACTTTAATAAGCCGTTTGCACATTGATTACGTTTTGGACTATATGATAAGAGTCTAGCTAAACGTAATATAGATTCTCTACGTTCAGCTAACTCCAAAAAGTTTTCTCTTGCATTTAAATCTACGCGGAAAGCTAGGTTTTGACCTAGGAAAGCAATTAGGTCAATTAGTGCAAGATATTCACTTGATTCAATATAGTCATTGAAATCTTCTGGGTAATTCTGTCGCAAATAGCTGATCATTGTTCTGCGTAAGTTATCAAAGTCATATGACTTAAACTCCGCATTTCTAAAAGACTGATAGACTTTTTTCCAGTCTTCAGCTAACAATAATCTATTTTGTCTATTTGTTGACGACATTTGCTTTCCTTAATAATACTATTTATTGTGTTTCATAATCTGCGTACTTAATACGGTACTGCGTTTTCATCAAATTTTAGTCTTAAATTTTCCGATATATTATACGGTAAGTACATCAAATCTACATCAACTTGAAGTCCGCTTTCATATGAATCTACGTTAATACTGTTTACTACAACACGAGGATCACTGTTTACAATAGTTGTAACGTTCTTAGCTATGGCTTCTTTCATAGGTTCTGTTAGCGGTTCGTGTATTGCGTCCCATATAACTGTACCAAACGTAGGATTCATCAGCTTTTCACCCTGTCTTATATGAAAGTGATTTAGTATATCCTGCTTGATCAATGCTATATCAAATAAAGACTTGCTGTTGTTATTTGGGTTAACCGTGCTTAAACCTTTGTATGCACGATTAGTAACAACGGGTTTGCCTTGTTTACCTGATGGAACTGTAATTTTTTTGTATAAGTCTGCCATAACAATATTTACCTATCCTTTAAACTCCTTCTTAAACACATCTGGAGTAGTTGGGTTTGGTAGTGGATTAGCTACCGTTGTAATAGAATCCCTATCTGTTAGCACTATTTTAAATGCTGTAGGGTTCAAGTTTTCATGATGTGTCCACGGCTCAGCTTGTGGTGAGCGTTGTGAAAGAATGCCCTGGGTTGTGTGACCAGGTACGCGATGTACGGACAGAGCGGACGCGGTAGCGGCCGTAGCCGCCTGCGGTCCATTCATATGGATTTCGGAAGCGGTTTCTGTATGGTTGCCTCCGCTGAGTATATCTGTAGTTGAACCTGCTGTAAGTTTGTTTGCTCCACCTGTGTTAACATCAAAGTCTGAAGTTGTTGTGATCTTTGTGCTACCACCTACAAGTATGTTTGTATTTTTGTTTGATTCTATCTGTACCCTACCAGTGATAAGTTTATCACCAATATAGTCACCTGATGCTTTTAGGCTTAGATTAGCGCCTGCTTCTATTGTAACGTTTCTATCTGCTGTAAGATTAAAATCATTTTTTGTGTGCATACTGATTGAGTCTTGTGCAAATATATCAATCTTACCATCTGACGTTAGTTCAATCCAAGCTGTACCTCTGCTGTTACCTATGTAAATTAAATCTTCCGTGTTATGTAAAAGTATTTGATGTCCTGTACGTGTACGCAATCTAACAAGTTCGTTGTGTAAAAGGTTTTTCTTACCGTCCATTTCACCCAAGTTTACGTTTGCGTAATCAGGTGCTCCGTCACTCGCGGTTTCCTTTCTTAGGAACTTGTCATTACCATCATCAAATACCAAACTTGTTCCGCCAAGTCTTGCTTTGAATACTGTTGTAAA